GAACAACTACAACCGGAGGAGGAGGCGGAGTGACCTCAGGAGTCCTTCGACGACAAAAATAAGCAACCACAAACATACTCAGAAATGCGGCGATACCTATGACAGCGCCACCAATATCTGTATCCATTACTTTTTACATAGGATAAGCTCTAAAATGGAAATATTCAAAGCAAATCCAAGGATACTACAAAAATGCCTCGCTTCATTCGCATTCACCACCAGGTTATTCACATTCCGTCTCTCGCCAATGTCAGCATGGGAACTTCGTGCACGGGTCAACCATTCCTGACGTTCTATTACCACAATCAGCACAGTCAGACGATTTCGTATAACTGGGGCAAGTGGGATGTATGTGAGAAGGATCTCATTCGTGTCAAGGCGTCTATGATTGAGACGGAGAAGACCCTTGAGAGTATTCCGCTGACCGAGGAAGTACCGGAGGCAGGTAAAACGGATTTCACCTCTCCTCCGACACTGACCACACAATGAATATCTACATCGTAAAAGCGGTTGACGAGAGGAACGATGAGATTGACTTCCGATTCAATCTTACCATTGAGGGAGCAATTCATAGTATTGGTCGTCTGGTCTATGACTACCTAGATAAGATCAAAGATTATCGAAGGACTAACCCTGCATCAGATCTGACTCCTCATGATATTACAGAAGCGCTTAAGACGGGTAGACCAGTGATCACTCTAGATCACACGTTCAAGGTCTACGTAGACTTGGACATTCTTGGGGATTAGCGCCGAATCTTACGAACCCTGTGTCTGCGGGTCCTGCGACGACCGCCGATGAGATTGAACTTCTCTGCCATTGCTGCAAACAACTTTTTCGTTCCATCATCCATCGCCTCAATCTCTGTTCCATCCTTCCAACCGACCTTCTTGTCTGACAACGAGGGCATTCCAACGCCAAAGACTTCAGCGCGAAAGGTAGGGGTAAGAATGGTCAACTGGGGAACGGTAGGACCATCCTCTGCAGCCTGAGAATACTCGCGGAATGCTCCAAAGTAGTCCCCCAAGTCGACCTCAAAGTCCTTGGTGCCACGGGGACCGTCATCATCTTGATTCTCTTCGGGGCGAGGGGTGGCAGGAAGTTCTTCGGGATCCATTACTTATGACGGCGACGAGTTTTGCGGGACCCGATGGACCGTCCACGACGTCCGCCTGAAATACGAGAGAGTCCTCCCATTTCTCCTGTTGGAATCACGTATTCATCATATCCACCATTTTCAAGCGCGGTTTCCACAACCTTCTTCTTGTTGTCATCGTCACCAGTCCATCGATCTCTCATCTCTTCGGCAACGCACCGAAGAATGAAGTCTGTAAGTGGGATTTGTGTCTTTTTCCCATCGTCGTCGACGACGGTTGCATTCTTACCATGAAAGTATGGTTCAATGGCGGAACTGACAAGTTTAAATACGTCCTCAACCGTGAACTTTGTCATTTACTTATGACGACGACGAGTTTTGCCGCCCTTGAGTCCACGCTCCTTCAGTTCCTTCTGCTGAGCCATTAACTCCTTCAGCAGCTTCTTCTTGGTCGGGCGGCTGAGAACCTTAAACAAATGATGATGCTCTCGAAGGTAATCCTTCCGGCGCATTGTGATCATTTTGCACTTACGACGACCAGCCTCTTGAACTGGCATAGTTGAATCTAACTTTGCGATATACCGCGTAACATCACCAGGCAGAATGGCTTTCCTATCAAACGGGTTCTCCTTATATGGCTTCTTCTCTGGCTTTTTGAGGGACTTATAGGTTGATTCTTTGTAGTACCGATGTCTTGCCCTTTCACCATGAAAGTCAACCATACGTGTTCCATCAAGAATAGGGTCATCTGTAATAATATCTGTCTGTTTCTCGGGGATTTTGATTTCTGGTAAAGGCACTTCTGGTTCAGGAAGCTCCTCCTCCGCTCCATTAACTTTTTGAAAGCCAATACGATCTATATTTACCAAGTTCCATAACCCAGGACGAAACATACTCATCAAAGGAACTAATACATTCGGGTCGGGGATTCTTCCAATGTTACGAATCATTAGACGGGCACAGATGAGTGCGATGGCATCTTTGTATCGTAAATTGCCTATAGGGATTTTTTGCCAACCAACTACTTGAAAAACGGGAATCGTATCTGGCAATGGCTCTAGAAGGTTAGCCAGCCTAGTAAAAAAGGTAAGATGATTCCATTCACCATGAGTTAATTCACTACTAAATTCTAGTGTTTTTGCCAGGGCTGCAGGGCTTCCACCGCAGGTATTGGTAGCGATTTCAAGAATCTGCCGATACTGCAAGGGTGTAAGTTGTGCCATTACTAAACGCTCTGAATAAATTCCCAGTTCAGGTAGTCACAAATCTTCTTCCAGATCTGATCGTGTGCTATCAGGCGGTCACGGGACTTCAACAGAGGAAAAAACACCTTATACTCATCCAAGTCTAGCAACTCAAAGAACTTGTAGAGAATGTACGAGTAACTCAGGAAGTTTGTTCGGTCGTTGGGGCAATACAGCAAGAACGGCGCCTGGATCTCCTGGAACATTGCACGAACCTTCTCCTCTATTTCAGGGGTGATGGTTGGGGGCGGATTTCCATTCAAGCGACTAAGGATATGAGCGCGATGCTCATAGTATTTGGATCGTCCCAACTTCTTTAGGATCTGGCGTATGTCTTCCTCCGACAGATCTGCAATGTTGTCAATCCTACGCTTACGGATTTCAAGCACAACCTCATTCATGACCTCCTCAGGAATGATGGTAGATTCCTTTGCCTGAAACTGGTTCAGAATCTCATTCAGATGGTTGATCTTCTTGTACGCATAGTTGTTCCTCTCCTTGGGTGGATCGCGGAACGAAGGGAAGTCAGAGACAACCAAGGCATATTCCTCAGATCCACAACTAGGGCACACAAGAATACCTTCTGACGAGATCTCCTCGCGAGCAGTATTGCACGCAGCACAATGTTCCGTCAGCATCTGAGTTGCTTCTGCAGTGTTCGTCAACTTCATGCGAACGACGTATTCGTCAAACATCTGCTTCTTTGACAACCCTGTATCAGTAGGCACATTCGCGACAAAGAACTTGAGAAACGTGTTTGCGTCTTTGGGATGAGGAGCAGGTGTAGTTGTGGCGTCCTGTTTTCCATAGTAATCAAGCAGAATGTCCATATTTTTCATATAGTACTCCTCCACTGGATTTGACTTGGCAAGTTCCTGTTCTATCTCGCGAATCTGAGAATCTACCTGCGAGCACTTTACGATCTCGGTTATGTCTGATGATGCGCTCAGTGTTTCACGTTGAGTCTTGAGTTCTTCTAACTTGGCAGTAAGTTCGTCTTGCTTCGATCCAGAATCACGAAGACTTTGGACTTGTTCTTGGTGAACGGAATCAAGAGTTCCCATGGCATTGGCACCACTTGCATCTCTAATTTTTCGCACCCTGAAGACGTCCATTTACAAATTCTTCAGTCTGCTTCCTGAAGACCGTATTTGAGAACATGCAAGGACGTTGACGCTTGAGGTCATTGAAGGTTTTTTCATACTCCAACCCGTAGTGTGTCGTAATATAGGTAAGCGTCAAGAATGCCGAGCGATTAATACCACATTGGCAATGAACAAAGATGGTTCCATCACCCTGACGTAAAAAGTCCGTCAATGTCTCTTCAAATCCCTCATACCAGTCCAGGATATTGTGATTCGGCGTATCTAGTGCACCAATGCACGCGTATCGTGACATATACCTGTCTCGAAACCAACGAGGAGAATCAGCGGGGAACGCGCAGTTAATAACGTGAGTGATGTTGTATTTATTGCAAAAAGAAGGTGTCAACATCTCTCCTGCTCCAACCAGAATTCGAGAGTAAAACCATGCAGGCGCTTGTGCCATATAGATTGGTTTAAGACCCTGGAACTGCATACTATTCTTATACAGGTTGTCTTTAACCGAACCTCTCACGCATCTCCACGTATGTCATTGGCGTATCCTTGTGCTTGGCAAGAATATCAAGTTGTTGTTTCAGGGTCATGTTTGTGGGGCACGAGATGAACTCGTCCCTCTTTCGCTGAAGGAGTGCCGCCTGCGCCTCTTGAGGATTCTTCTTGGTATACTTCTTCTCCCAGTCATCGTATCCGTTACGGGCGATAAACTGAACCTCTCTGAATGCCCACTCGAGATATGAGTCATTGAGTGGATCCTTCGTGTAGTACAGATTCTGATCAATCTCATCAAGCATCTTGTCCTTTGAGAGCATGAAGAACCCGCCACTGGGTTCGTGCTTCATGTAGTCTAGTGCACCAGGGGTGTTCTTGACAGCAGTGTAAACCGCATCAACCATATGTTGTTCGCTTTCGGTAAGAACAAGCATTCTATGAGCACCATTCCTTGTCGTCATCAGATTCCATTTTTTTCGACAGGATCGCTGCAAGTTTCATTTCATTAGTGAAGATCACGTCGGGGTGTAGCGGTATGTTTTCTTCTTGAATGTATCCACCCGAGTGCTCAAAGTGAATCCTCTGAATCTCTTTCATCTGTTTGAACTGATAGAAGACCCAGTGAAGACCCATATACTTTGGTCTGGACAATTCAAACTTATTGCCCTTAGTGAGTCCTACTCTTCGCACAAGACCTGATTCAAGGCATCGGGTCAATATATACATACATCTATCTTGTGAGGGCACATCAAACACTTCCCAGTGATGGTCTGATGCAATACGCTGAAACTCTGGAACAAGTTCATCGATGAGTTTGAAAGCAACCCTTAGGTTGTAGAATCCGTAGA